GGCGTCCAACGTCGTGCAGTTCACGTTCGGCTCCGAGGGCGGCAACGTCACGGGCGCCGCGGTGCTGTTCGACATCCTCGTCCTCGACCGCACGTAGCCGATGGGCGCAGTCACGGTCGGCGCGTCCGCGCCGACAGGCAACTGGACGAAGGCGGGCCTCGGCGTGAACGTCGAGGGCTACCGCGTACGGCGCGTGATCCTCAACGCCAGTTCGTCATACGCCACGGGCGGCGACACGCTCGCCCCCTCGGCGGTCGGCCTCGACAGGGTCGTGGCTGTGCTGGCGGAGGCCACCGAAGCGCAGCTCGACACGGCTCGGAAGATCGGCGACCGCGGTGCGAGCTTCGACTGCTCCGTCATCGGAGCACCGAAGATGATCGTGCGCACGGCGCTGAACACGGAGGCGGGCGCCGCCTCCAACCAGTCCGCCGTGTCGGTCGCCGCCTGGGTCATCGGCCTGTAAGTGCCCACCGACATCGACCGCGGGCTCGCTCTCGTCCGCATGAGCGACGACGCCCGCCCGCCCACGGCGGGCGAGCCGCTCTCGGGCAGGTCCCTCCTGAGCGCGCGCGGCGAAGTGAGCGTGCTGGCGGGCGGGCTCGACTACGTCGACCCGCTTCCGCGGGACTCGAAGTTCTGTTCGGGTACGCGGCGGGACGGCATCCCGTGTCAGGCGTTCGCCACACGGACTGGCCTGTGCGTCGGCCATTCGAGGACGCGTAGCGACGGGGAGTAGCAGGTAATGGCCGCGATGAACCTGAGCGCGATCAGGGCCTACGTCTACTCCTTCCTCGACATCGACTCGAACGACCTCCCGCAGGCCGTCCTCGACGTCATCATCGGCCAGGCGTGGGATCGCATGATCCGCAGCGAGCGCCGCTGGTCCTTCTACGAGCAGACGGGCACGTTCCTCAGCGCGTCAGGCCAGCAGGAGTACCCGCTCGAAACGCTGACGGGCGCGCCGCCCACCTCCTACCCGTGGCGCGACGTCGTCGACATCTCTGACCCCACCTGGGGCCCGATGCGCCCGATGGCGCACGTGTCGGCCCGCCGCAAGTTCACGCGGACCAACAGCTCGAACCGCCCGCAGGTCTTCTCGTTCCACCGCAACAACGTGTGGCTGTGGCCGAAGCCGAACGCGGTCATCACGTACACCGTCGACGGCTACCGCAAGCCGATCGACTGGATCGCGGCCAACGACGTGCCCGACGCGCCCAACGAGTTCCACCCGCTCGTGGCGCAGTACGCGCTGTCGCTGGCGTACAGCCAGCAGGATGACCCCTCTGGCGCCGAGCAGACGATGGCGCGCTTCGACAACGCGTTCGCGCAGGTTCGCCAGGAGTACGTCGACGACACGACCGCGGGCCCGATCATCCTGAACGGCGGCGAGGGCATCAGCGAGTGGCTGCCCTCGCGCTTCAACGACCGCTCCGACTTCTTCGGGTAGGCGGTCATGGTCTCGCGTCGTACGAAGCGCACGATCTCGCCGCCGAGTGCGAGCGGCGGCAGGTACAAGGCGCCGAAGATCGAGCTGCTCCCGATCAGGGACTTCTCGGGCGGGCTGAACTACAACGCCGACGCGTTCCAGCTGCAAGAGGGCGAGAGCCCCGACATGCTGAACGTGGACATCGACCCCCGCGGGGGCTTCGGCCCCCGCTCTGGCGTCGGCGTGCTGAACACCACGCAGGTTGGCGTGATGCCGCGCAACATCTGGGACTTCAACCCGTCGTCGCAGGTGCTCGTCCAGATCGACGACGACGCCGCCTACTCGACGGGCGCGGGGTTCACGACCATCAACCCCGATGCCCTGACGATGAGCGGCACGGGCAAGATGCGCGCCGCCACCTTCAACAACCTCTGCTACATCCAGCGCAACGCGGAGCAGGTCGCGTTCAAGTGGGACGGCGCAGCCGCGACCGCCCTTGGCACGACGTTCAACGACAACATCGCCGCGCCCGACAACGGCGACATGGTCAAGGGGAAGTGCATCGCCTCGCACCGCGGCTACCTGTGGGTGGCGAACACCGTCACCGCCGCTGGCACCAAGAAGAACCGCGTCCACTGGTCGCACCCGAACAACCCCGAGGACTGGCGCACCCTCGACTTCATCGACATCGACGACGGCGTCGACGGCGACGAGATCGTCGCGCTCATGCCGTACAAGGACCGCCTCCTTGTCTTCAAGCAGCAGACGTGCCACGCGATCACGGGCTACTCGCCCGAGACGTTCTCGGTCGCCACCGTCTCAAACGAGGTGGGCGCCATCTCCCAAGAGGCTGTATCTGCCTCCGAGTCGAGCGTGTACTTCTTCAGCTGGCCCGATGGCGTCATGCGCTACGACGGCGCCAAGATCACCTGGCTGTTCGAGCGGCTCTCGCCCGCCATCAAGAGCGGGACCATTCCGTCGTCGGCGCAGGCCAAGATCGTGCTCGCCTGGATGGGCCGACGCCTGTGGGTGTCGGTCCCATTCGGTGTGGCGGCGTCGGACAACACGCGCGTATTCGTCTGGGACCCGTCACTCAGCAAGACGGGCTCGTGGGTGGCCTACGACCTCAAGCTCGGGCCGATGCTGGACTGGCAGCCGATGGCGTCGGGCTCGACGCTGTTGGCGCTCTCGGCCATCTCGGGCAACAAGCGCGTGTTCAAGCTCCAGCAGGGCACCCTCACCGACACGTTCGACGGCTCGGCCACCGTGCAGGTCCCCACGTACTACTACACGCGCTGGTTCGACCCGACCCAGCCCGAGCAGCGCAAGCGGTGGCGTCGTCCCGAGTTTGTCATCGACGCGGACGCGAGCGTCACGCTTCAGGTCGACGTGTTCAAGGACTACGACCCGACCGTGATCCTTCGCACGTTCACGATCTCGAACACGGCGCTGCCAGTGTCGATGCTGTGGGACACCGACAATTGGGATGCGAAGCCGTGGTCGGCTGACGCCAGTACAGGGCGTCAGAAGCTCGTCCGTGGCCTGGGAATCGGCAGCGCCCGCACCGTGCAGCTGAAGTTCACAGGCCCCGCCACTTCGGCGGCGTGGGGCGTCAACTCGATCGGCTTCAAGTTCCTCCCCAAGAGAGTCAGGTAATGACGACAGCATCGGTCACGTACACGTTCGTTGCAGGCGCGAGCGCGGCGGCGGCGCAGGTCAACACCAACTTCGCCGACCTCGTCGGTTTCCTGAACACCAACGCCCTCCAGAAGGACGGCTCGCTCGCGATGACGGGACGCCTGACGCTCGCGGGTCTCGACCCGACCTCGGGCGACCATGCAGCGCGCAAGTCGTACGTGGACAACAAGTTCAGGATCGCGTCCGCGACGACGTCGGGGTTGGAGACGCGGTTCAGCTCGTCATATGGCGACCTGTCGGGCGGAGCGACTGGCCCTGCCGTCACGCTGACCACGGGCACGGAGGCGTACGTGGCTCTGTCCTGTGCAGCCTCCACGGTCGTCGACACCATCTTCATGGCAGTGGCCGTCACGGGCGCAACGACGCTTGCGGCGGCGGACAGCCGAGCCGCGCGAGCACTCCAACCCGATGGGGAGGCTAACAACCACTCACTCTGTCGGGTGTTCAAGATCACAGGGCTCAACGCTGGCTCCAACATCTTCACCGCGAAGTACAAGACGAACGGTGGACAGCTCGGCAGTTGGCAAGAACGCGACATCACGGTCTGGACCACAACTTGACCTGGCACGACCCGACGCAGGGGCCGCAGTCGCCCCTCGGCGACGCCGAGGTCATCAGGCGCGCGCAAGAAGACATCGCACACTCGGCCTCGATCTGGCACGTGGGTCCGCAGCCGCCCGCCATCTCGGCGGGCGGTGCAGCCAAGAACCTGCCCGACTGGAAGCGGTGGTTCGACACCGCCAACAAGCTCGACAAGATATGGAGCCCGACCCACTCGAAGTGGATCACGCTCACGCCGCGGATGAACCGCGACGATGACGACGGCGACCGCACGAACATCACCTACGGGGACCTCACGGGGTCAAACGTGGGCCCTGCGGTGACGCTCGACACGGGCACGGAAGTCTTCGTGGACATCAAGGCCCACATCACCAATACGGGCTGGTCTCTCGGGCAGGGGTTCCTGTCGTTCGCCGTGACAGGCGCGTCGAGCCGCGCAGCGGCTGACGCTGATTCGGTCGGCGCTCTCGGCCTCCCGAACGGCGCCCACCTGGCTGTGGGCGGCAGGTTGCGCGTGACGGGCCTCACCGCAGGCAGCAACACCTTCACGATGAAGTACCGCTCGGGCTCGGTCGCTGACACGGCCACGTTCTTCGAGCGTGACATCTGCGTAACCGCCATCCCCACCTGAGCGGGACAAACCCCCCTACCTAGTAGAAGATCATGGGAGCACTTTCACCTTCCTCATTGGCCGAGTTCGCCTCTCGTCGCCTCCAGGCGCAGACGGGCTACGAGTCCAACAAGGCGCAGAGCCAGTTCAAGCAGGGCGCGCTCACGTCCAAGTACGAGCTGGACACGGGCCAGCTCGGGCAGAAGTTCGGCCTGGATTGGGGCGACCTGACGCGGAAGTGGGACGCCACCCGCGAGAAGCTGCCTGGCGGCTTCGCTGGGAAGGGCCTGCTGAACAGCGGCGTATACACCGACGCCCTGAACAAGTACGCGTCCGAGCGGAGCGGCTCCGAGGAGCAGGCCCGCTTCGGCTACCAGTCGTCGCTCAACCAGCTGAACCTCGGTTACCAAACCGACCTCGGCTCGCTCGCCCTGGACCAGCAGCTCGCCGACCAGGCGTACTACACGGCCATGTGGGACCTCGGTTCGCAGCAGACCGCTGCGCAGCAGGAGCAGGACACCAAG